GTCGATGATGAAGACTTTGACCGGCTCAACCAATTCAAGTGGTTTGTGTTGATTCGAGGCATAAGATGTAGGGCTGCAAGGCAGGTAGAAACAGAAAAAGGAAAACGCAACCTTTATATGCACCATGCAGTAATTGGGAAACCCGCAAAAGGGTATGACGTAGATCACAAGGATCATAACAGTTTAAATAACACAAGAGAAAACCTTCGTTTTGTTACGAGACGACAGAATATGCAAAATTTAGTCAAAGAGGGCATGACCTCTAAATATCCAGGGGTTTATTGGGTTAAGGCAAGGCGCAAATGGTCGGCTGGATATTGGATAAAAAATAAACGTTATCATGTTGGTACTTATACAAAAGAAGAAGATGCTTTTTCCGCATACCGAGAAGCTATTAATTCAATTGGTGAAAAAATGCTTGAGGGATTACGATGAAGACAACAAGCCCTGCCGATCTGAATAAGACAATCGTTCTGCAATATCAAACGAAAGTGTCTGATGGTATGGGCGGGTTTACGACTGTTTGGGCGGATGCGGCGACAATATGGGCCGCCATTTGGCCAATATCCGCAAATGAGCAGATCCAGGCGCAGGCCCCTACGATGACGATTACCCACAGGATACGTATCCGCTATCGCAACACGATCAAGGCAAGCTGGAGAATCAGCTATGCAGGGAAATATTTCAACATTGTAAGCATTGTGGATGTCGGCATGAATCATAGATGGATCGATCTGCTCTGCAAGGAGGCCTCCAATTAAGAATTTATTAACAGCTATCTACGGTAAATTCTCCGGTTCCGCTTTTTCAACCGATGTGGGCGGGAGAATCTACCTTGATGAGGCTCCGGCGGGTGCAGAATTCCCTTACTGCGTATTTCAGATCGTGACGGCATCAAAAGAAAAAACATTTACAGAGGAATTCAGAGACACACTTATTCAGTTTTCTCTATTCAGCACGTCACAGGGGGCGACAGAGATTACGACTATGTATAAGGATTTAATAGCCCTGTTCGATGAATGCACCCTGACGATTCCTCCTACTGGAACGGTTACGGACACACTGGTTTGGATGCGGGAATCAAATCTTGTAACGATGGTTGATGAGATCACCACGCCACAAGGAACGAGTACGTTGAAACATTGGGCGGTAGATTTTGAAGTAAAGACTTTACTTGGTTGAAAGGAGAATCATGATTTCCATTGTAATACCCGTTTTTAATCAACACGACATGACTCAGGAATGCATTTATTCAATTCTTGAGAATACGCAGGATTATGAACTCATCATTATTGATAACGGGTCTAATCCTCTATTCAAGCCGCCATTTACCGGCTTTGTTGAAACAACCTTGATCCGTAATGAAGACAATAAGGGCTTTCCTGTAGCAGTCAATCAGGGGATCAGAGCGGCAAAAGGTGACGTAATCGTTCTCTTGAATAACGATGTGATCGTAACTCCGGGATGGGCAGAGCGGCTCACAAGGTATCTCGATGAATTATCCATTGTAGGTCCCGTCACAAACTACTGCGCAGGTCTCCAAAGTGTAACGGCCCCCGTCTATACTAGTAAAGAAAGTCTTTATAATGTAGCCTCCCAATGGTCTGAAGAATATGACGGGTCAACTCAGGAAGTCAATTTCATTATAGGCTTTTGTATGGCCTTCAAGAAGTCTCTCTATGACGAGATCGGCCCGTTCGATGAATCATTGTGGCCTTGCAGTGGGGAAGAACTTGATTTTTGCTTGAAGGCGAGATCGGCAGGGCACAAAATAGGGATTGTACATGAAGTTTATCTGTACCACGAAGGCAGCCAAACCTTTAAAGATTTGGAAAATGAAGGGAAGATTGTCTATGAAGAAATTTACAAGCGCAATGACGCTCATGTTGCCGAAAAGTGGGGGAAGGATTTCTGGTTAAATCAGGCCGTTCTTGATGATTCAATCCGTCTTAATATCGGATGTGGCGAATATCATCTCCAAGGATTTATTAATGTCGATCAGTTCGCAAACGTCAACCCCGATCTTCTGGCCGATGCACTTAATCTACCATACCAGCCAGGTACGATAGATGAGATTTATGCAGGGCACCTACTCGAGCACCTGACATTTGAAGAAGGGCAGAAGGCTTTGAAATACTGGTACAGCCTATTAAAAAGCGGTGGCATTATCGGTATAACCGTTCCCGATTTTGACATTATCGCAAAAAAGCATCTTGTAAATCCTACGGCAGAATCAATGAAGCAGATCAACGATATGTGGATTTATTCCTATGTCCAAGACTCTCTACATCGATATTGCTACAACGAGGCTCTTTTGATCGATGTCATGAAAGATGCTGGATTTGTCGAACTGGAAAAATTGCCCGTAGATCATCCCTACTTTGTCAACCCCGTTGACTGGCAGATAGGATACAAAGGGGTGAAGCCGTGAAAATCAGCAACCTCAAACTTGCTATCGGTATTCCCTGTTCATTCCCGTTTATCCCGGTGAGCTTCCTCTATTCATTTCTTTACATGGAACGGCCTGATTTTGAGCTTATTCATGCCGATAATGGACCGATAGACACGCTTAGGAACGACATTGTTGAGAAGGCATTGTCCATCAATGCAACGCATTTAATTATGATGGATACCGATATGGTTTATCACCCCAAAACGATCACCAGTCTCTTATCTCATAAATTATTCGTTGTCGGCGCTCTCTGCTTCAGGCGTTATCCTCCCTTTGACTCTATCATGCTCAAGATTGTCGAGGGAAAAGAATACAATAAATATGAAAGCATTGACGAGTGGGAAGAAGGTGAACTTGTTGAGGTAGATGCGACGGGCGCGGGCTGTCTCATGTTCGACATGAGCATATTCAGAAAAATGCCCTATCCGTGGTTCAGATTTCAGAAGCAGGAAAGAACGGGGTTTGTCATAGGTGAAGATATTGGTTTCTGTCAGGATCTCAAGGCGGCGGGTTATAAAATCTACGTTGATACATCCGTGCCCTCAGACCATTTAACCACACTGGCTGTTAATCGGAAAACCAATTTGCTATACAGGGCAATGAAGACAAAGGAACAAAAGGAATCACTTGGAAAGGCATTTATTGAACAGGAAATCAAATAACAGGAGGTAAGTAAAATGGGACTTACAAGAGCGGTGGTTTTAAGCGGAGCATTTCAGAAGGTGACTTTGGGAGCAACCAGCAAGATTCTCGGCGGCGGGAAATATTCCATCAGCGGGGAGGTCAGGAAGACAACCGAAATTTCTGAATGGGGTGATGATGTTGATGTCTTTGATTTTGCCACAGCAGACGGTGGAACGATCTCCCTGACAGATGTTTTATACGATCCGACCGACCCAGAACAGAACACCTTGCAGTCGTGTGTCAAGAACAAAATAAAACTGATATTCAGCACAACGAGCGGTATCAGGTTCTGGATCAACAGTACATCCTATCTGACTATTGGTACGAGCGGAACAATCCTGATGACAAACTCCGGTAAGGTTGAAGCGGATCGCAACGGCATGGCAAAGACATCCTTTGAGGGCAAAGTAAGCGGCGCCTTCATGTATCTCGTATAGGGGGTCTTATGATCTTTGATTTAACGAAGCAAGAAGGAGTATGGTTCGATTTCCCCGGCGGCGGCAAGGTGAAACTGAAAACCTTGACCGCAGACGATTACATGAAGATCAGCAAGGAAGTGACGGAGAATAAGCCCTTCCTTGTCGATGAACCGGGGAAACTGCCACGCGTCCTCAATCATGAAATCGTGGACACGAATAAACAGAGCATCCTCATAAACGATGCCACTATCCTTGCATGGGAAGGATTTTATGACGTGAACGAGAAAGAGATACCATGCACATCTGAAAATAAAACAATTCTCATGAGGTTGAATGATCCTGCATTCCGGGATTTTGTGAACGCGAAATTGAAGATGCTTGATGAGGCGGCAAAGGTAGCAAAAGAGGACGAAGGAAAAAACTGATCGAGTGGGTTGAGTTTGTAGACGATCAATCTCGATCCACGATTGAACTTGATGATGGAACGGTACTCACAAAATGCGATCAATGCCGGCAAATGTGGCAAGAACGCAATCAGAGAGGGGTTGAAGGTAATCCTCCCTGTATTTCTTGCCGGGTTGATTTACTCCCTGAGAACGAGGAAGCCGCACAGGTCTACATGGCAGTCAGAGGGCAGGTCATTACGCGGGGCATGGAGGGGGTTATCGTGGACATAAGCATACCGGCCATTGAAAGCGCGATGAGGATCTTCAACGTGCAAGATCAGGCAGACTGTCTGCAAAAGATCCGGCGGACGTTCTATCACTTCCTGAAAGAGGACGGTGAATAATGGCGCGGGTAGAGTGGCATCCCGAACAGATCACCGCAGAGATTGAAAAGAAGGCGATGGATAGACTTGAGAAGGCGGGCGAAGTCGTGGCGGCAAAAGCACGTAGTCTTGTCCCTGTGAAAACCGGCAAGCTCAAAGATACTATTAGAGTTGTCCGACTCAAAGGAGACCCGAAACTTAACATCCGGGTTTATGCCGGGAATAGGATAAAGGGAGGGGCCTTTTACGCTCACATGGTTGAATACGGAACTGTAAAAACAAAGGCCAAACCATTTATGAGGCCAGCATTGAATGGGTCTAAGGGCGACACTATGAATATCATGGAGAATGGATAATGGCATCAAAATTGGGAACTGTCTTTGTCGAACTTTCGCTTGATGACAAGGTTTACAAACAGAAACTCAGCGAACTAAAACCAAATGTTGAGGCTACGGCTAAAGGTCTTGAAACGTCATGGAAGGCTCTTGGAGTCAAGACTAATCAATATTTTGATGACAGTCGGCGAGCAGCCGAGAATGCTTATGCACTCATACAAAAATCTGGTAAATATGCTGCCGATGAGCTTATCCGCGCCGAACAGGCCAAGAACGCAAAGATCAAGCAGATCAACGAGCAACAATACGGACATCAGACGAGCATGATTGAAGGTATGAAAAGTAATTGGATGGCTGCCAGTGCCGCTATTGTAGCAGCATGGTACACCGCCAGCAGGGTAATCAGCAGAGTAACCGATATTGTCATGCAGGGAGTCAATGCCATTGACAAATATAATCTTGCCGCTATTCAGACAGCAGCGATCATGACAGGCATGATGAAGGAAGATAAGCGGTCTCTTGCCGATAGATATAAGGAGTCCTACCAATACGCAAAATTACTCAACAACGCACTTGAACAAGTAGATAAAAATGTCATGCTCAACTTTCAGGATTTACAGAGCATCACCGTTGAAATGATGAAGCAGGGCGTTATAATGGATATTAACAGCAAAGAGGAGATTAAGGCATTTACTCAAATCTCAAACGCCCTCGCGGTCATCTCCGCCGGTTATCCGAACAAAGAGATCCAACTCAGGCAGGAGATCAGGGCGCTACTCAGCGGTCAGGTAAGGGCCACAGATCAACTCGCTCAGATGATGGATGCTCAGTTAAACGGTAAGCTGAAAGAACAGATTGAGCTTCACAAGAAAAGTGGCGATTTGATTATATGGATAGGAGGGCAATTAAAAGGATTTGCCGCCGCTCAAGACGATATTAACGCATCATGGGAAACGGCACGGTCTACCCTTGAGACGACATATAATCAGGTGTTAAGGGAGGGATTTCAATCGGCCTTCCGTGACATTGTCGCTGGAACTCAACAATTAAGCGCATGGGTGGTAGAACATAAAGAGGAAATAGGCGCTTTAGTCAATGGTGCATGGAATGTTCTCAAATTCACCGTATTGGCCCTCGTAAAACCACTCTACATTATTGAATCAATCGTAGAGAAAATATCATCATTGTCGCGCGATATAGCCGGGGCATGGAGGGAAATAAAATCAACTGCCAGCGCCGATATTTGGAGCGGACAAGGAATGCAACAGTATCTTGAAGCGGGTTCCGGGGTTGTTAATAATAATCCTCCTCCGGGAACGGTAAAAAAACCCACATTAAATGTCGGGGGCGGTTTATCGGATGAAGAAAAGAAGCGTATTGAACACGCTAAGACCGTCGGGGAACAACTGATAAAAGAGACTCAAAAGGTAACTTTATCGGAAATCGAATATATCAACTGGATGGCCGAAGAATACCGCAAAATGGGGGTTGATAAGACAATTGTTGCAAAGTGGGCCGGTTCTGAGATCGAGAAGATCAACCAGAAGGAAGCCGATAAGATATTGAAGATCCAGCAGGACGCTCAGGAGGCCATAGGTAAACATCAGGCCTCGGCCACAAAGGAATATGAGAAGCTCCTTACCGATGAAGCAGAATTCGGCATGACTGAGAATGAACGGCAGGTCAACGCTATTATCAAGCAGGAACAGGGGAAACTGTGGGCTATCAATATCATGTTACAGGAAGGGACTATCTCGTGGGATCAATATGAAAAGGCCCGTATCGGGATTACTACCAATGCATCAAAAGCGATTCTCGATAACAAGACCGAAGAGGCCAACAGGATAGCCAGCATTAACTCTAAACTTATCGACGGAATCATAGGCATGGAAACAACCGCCTTCAACCTGAAAATGGAACAGATCGAGGCGGAAAAGAATAAATATATCAAGGATGGTGGGGATGTAGTCTATGCTGCGAAGTGGGCGGCAAATGAGCAGATAAAGGCACTAATAAAACTTGGAAGGACTGGGGACAGCATATCCGGCGGCATGAGCGCGGCCTTTAAACAGTTTTACCTCGATCAGATTACCTTGGGGCAGGCTGGGTATGACATGACAATGGGCTTCTATAGCAGCACTTCCAGCATGTTCGGCTCGATGCTCTATGACATGAAGGATGGCATGAGTTCATTCTCGGATTACTGGGGTGCTTTCACGGACTCTCTCTGGAAGATTTTTGCTGAAATGGTTGCGAAGATGGTTACGCAGTGGCTCTTTGCTATGGATACCATGGCAGCATCTTCTGGCGGGCTCTTCGGCGGCGGCGGATTCTCCTTTACCAGTCTTATCCCCGGTTATGGAATGTTTAGCAGTCTAAGCAGTCTTTTCAGTGGTGGGGCTGCTGTCGGTGGGGCTGCAATGGGGGCAGAGGCTTTTTCTGCTGAGGCCATGGCATCTATGGTCTGGCTACATGGAGGCGGCAAGGTAGGAGAAGCTGGAGGACCTCCACGGCCAGTATCTCCCGAAGTATTTATCAATGCCCCGCGTGCCCATACAGGTCTTGCTGCAAATGAGCGCCCTGTAATCGCTAAAATTGATGAATGGGTATTCAGGGATAAGGACATCAAGAACCTTATAAAAATGGCCGGGAACTCAGGAGACACTTACAACATCACCGTCAAGGGCAGTATAGTTACCGTGAAGTCTCTTGCCCGTGAGCTTGTCCCTGAGATCGAAAAGGCCAAACGGGAGGGCGTCCATTGAGCAATCCGATAATCCTCTATGATAACCGCTTTGAAGACGGCGACCTATCGGCCACGAATACCGCCGATGGCTACGACGTGAACAACATCAAAGACCTGCGGACACACACCCAATGGAAAGCCAATGCTGCCGGTACGCTGTATATCACCGAAGCACCGCTGGCCAAAGATGCCGTTACCCTTGCCGATATGCGTCTATCCCTCGTTGCTGGTACTGCCTTTGTTGATTTTTCCACCGCCGATATACTCACAGATTATATAGGCAAGCGCCTCGTAATCATCGACTCCGCCGGAAAAAAAGCAATCGGCTATATCAAGGCCGCAGGGACGGGGGAGACATACAGCGCAACTCTTCTGACTAATGGCGCTTTTACAACAAATACGGACAACTGGACTCCGTCAAGTTGCACCATAGCATCTGTCGCTGGTGGGGAGGCAGGAAACTGTCTCGAAATCACTCGTGTCTTAGGAACTAACCAATTCGTCAGCCAAACTATAACAACGGTAGTCGGTGGCTTGGTGAAAATAATCGCCTATCTAAAGTCTGGCACGTCTGGAAATGAAACTGCGTATGTAATTCTCGCAGATGGAGTCACAAACTTATGCATTGGGACGGCTACAAGCTCCGGTGCTTGGGCACCTGTTTCTGCGTATGGTACGATGACGGTGATTGATCCAGTATTCAGATTATTCAAATATACCGGAACAGCGGGAACGATGTTATGGGACACGGCAACTGCCGTAAAAGTGCTCACTCCCTCCGCCACCGGTGTGACGATTGTATCAACCCCCGGAGGCACGACATATAACTGGGAAAGTATCGAGAGCGGGTTTAACTATAACGATGCCGCAGGATATACGTACAAGATCAGCGAAGCCGATTACGCAGACACCCTCGGCATTATGGGACACAATCTCGGCACGGCGGAGGCTCTCGTATCGGTAGAATCAACAGATGACGAATCAACATGGACGGAGAGGCTGGCAGCATTCACGCCTGACAACGATTACGCTATTCTCAAGACAATGACATCGTTCCGGGCGGCATCGAAGCGGTTGAAGATAGTAACAGCGGCAACAGCTCCCTATATCGCCTGTGCATTGCTTGGTGTGCGGCTGGAGTTTGCTCACGGAATATCTATCGTGGACGGGCCTATATCTCCATGGAGATTCGGAATAATAGCGTCATCACAAATAAGCAAAACCGGCAACTTACTTGGCAATATTATCAGGTATAAGCCTATTAATATTTCAGTCACAATTCCCACTGATCTTTATACATGGGTCAATGAGAATTATTGGCCTTTTTGGAGAGATCATGGGAGCAATTTAGATCCTTTCCTATATGCACCCGATTTAACGACATTCACCGATAAGATATTCTGGTTACGCTTAACAAAGGAAAGCGCCTTTGACCCGTATATGCTTATGAAAGACCGCGTTGACGGTTATACCTTTGAGATGGAGGGGGTGCTCGAAGAATGACCTATGCAAGCCAACTTGCCGCCATATCGAGAACGCCCGTTGAACTCATAATAATCACCCTCGATTATTGTGCTGAAACGTTCGGAGTGGGAGCCTGTACGGCTACAGGATCAGGGGACGCAAAGTGCTGCAACACATACAAGACCTGCAAAGACAAGACGAATTTCAACAAGACGACGAAAGACTACAAATTTACCTCTGCTGATGTTCCGGTAGATCAACTTGCATTTTCAGGGGTGAGACCTTATATCGACGAGATACAGGACATACCGACAGAGATCAGCGATAACCTCACCGTTACTGGCAAGACCATTGTCACGATGTACGATGAGCCTGAAACAAACATCGGACTTGATCCCTATTACTCAGAGCGCACAACCCATGTTCAGGGGACATTCTGGAAAATTCTTGTTGCCCGTAATCCCAATTATATAGGCCGCAGGATCAGGCGGTATCATGGATTCACCGGCCTTGATGAGTCTGACTTTGAGCAGAAGTTTGAAGGCGTCCTTGAATCGATAACCTTCAACATTGATGAGACCGTAACCATCGAATCAGGCGACCTCCTGAAATCTATTGAAGACGTTATGATCCCCGCTGAAAGCGACGTCATGCTGAATACCGACATAGACGATACGACGACCTTGGTGTCTGTCAATGACGCCACGAAGATGACCGGGGCGGGTTATTTCCGTATCGGCGACGAGATACTTTACCGATCAGGAATGACCGCGAATAACTGTGACGGCATTATCCGGGGATGCTTCAACACGACGGCAGAGGCCCACAGCAAGGAAGATGCTATCCAGGAATGTAAATACTATTCTCCGCAATCACCTTATGACATCATCTCTGAGATGCTTTTGACTGATTGTTCTGTTGCCGCTGGTTTTGTGGACTCCACGGCATTGACAGCGTTAAAAGCTCTTGACATTTACATGGTGCAATTCTCGGCAATACTCAGCGAACCAAAGAATGCCCGCGAGCTTTTGTTTGAGATAGTTGACCTCTGCGATTGCAAGTGTTGGGTAGGCG